CACAAGATGCAGAGGAGATAGACAATGGCTAAATGGGCAGAACACAGACACTGGACAGATAAAACCGCTGAAGAAATTGACAAGAGTAAAGAGGTAGATGTAATAATATATAGGATTAGGCGTGTAGCTAACCTCATAAAGACAGATGCCGTACACAAGTCACGACCTACTGTGAGAGAGAAAGCATCTGAGATAGAGGCACTCTTAGTTATGTTGGAGAGGAAACTAAATGAATAAAATCGTAAGCATAAATGATTTAGTACAACTGTACTATAAGTCTAATGACTTTGATATGCTTAGAGATACAACTAAGAATGACTACAAGTATTTCCTTGGGGTGGTGTCTGCTTCAGTAGGCAATGAGAAGTTTACAGGCTTCACCTCTAGGAAAGCTAAGTGGGCATACGAGGAGTGGGTCAGGCGAGGTGTCAGCTTCGCTAATCATGTAGCTACCTGTGCATCCAGAGTGTTTAACTATGCTGTGGAGATGGAGTATGCCATGCAGAATCCTTTCACTAGTATCAAACGTAAGCCTGAGATCAAACGTAAGGTAGTCTGGAAGCACGAAGACGTACTCAAGTTTCTTGACGTAGCCTACTCTGACTTCACCACTAGAAACATTGGTCTGATCATACAGATGACGTATGAATGGTGTCAAAGAATAGGTGACATGCGTACACTGGAGTGGGAAGACATCGACTTTGATGATAAAGTATTAACATTAGAGCAGAGCAAACGTAGGGCAGAGGTATTCCTGCCCATATCAGATGACCTGATGTCGATGTTACATGAACAGCATAAAGACTTTGGCTTTCAAAGGTATGTAGCTCCTCATGTAACGCCCACTCGTGGCGTGTTCTATCCCTATGCGATGCAAAGGTTCTCAAAAAATGGAAGGGCTGTCATGCGTAAAGCTGGGCTGTCTGAGAGGCTACGACTAATGGACTTACGTAGGACAGGAGTAGTACAGATGGTAGATAAGGGTGTACCCTTGACTAATATTATGGCAGTGACAGGCCATGCTAATGTGGCTTCTGTGAAACCCTATTTAAAAAATACGTACACTTCTGCAAATGAAGCCTTGACACGTAGAAATGTATCTGTACAATCGAACACTGTGAGTAACATAGAAAGTGATACATAATGAATATTAATAAAATACTAAATGATATAACACTTATAAATGGTGATACAAAAAGAATAGATTGTCCTGAGTGTAATGGTAAGAAGACATTTACTATTACAAACAACATGGGTTCTATTGTATGGAACTGTTACAAGGCTGGGTGTACTGTGTCAGGTGGTAGAAGAGTACACTTATCTAGTGATGACATACGTAAGTCACTAGGTAAGACTGTGTCGGAGACTAGGGGTATCCCTAAGTTCGATAAACCTGAGTGGTTAGTACGTGACACAAAGGCTATTGCTCCTTACTGTAGTGAGTGGGGGTTAGATGCTGACAAGCTAGGCTTGTTGTATGATGTACGAGAACACAGGGTAGTGTTTCCAGTGGTGCATAATGGTCACACTGTTGATGCTACAGGAAGAAGTTTGGGTAAACGATTGCCTAAATGGAAACGATATGGAAAGAATGACTTGCCGTATGCTTCAGGCTATGGTAGTGTCGCAGTAGTTGTTGAGGACTGTGTGAGTGCCGCTGTTGTTGGTAGTCATGTATATGTAGGGGTTGCAGTGTTGGGTACGTCATTATCAGAAGCACACAAAAGGTATCTCTCACAGTTCTCAACGGCAGTAATAGCACTAGACCCAGACGCCCTACGTAAGACACTGCAATTTGCTAAAGAACTAAGAGGATATGTAGACACAGTACGTGTCTTGAAACTACACGATGATTTGAAATACAGAAACCCTGATGACCTACAAAATCTAACACGCATAGGAGAACAATAATGGAACTAAGTTTAATACGCAGTCTAATGGACAAAGACTTTTACGATGAGCATCGTGGAGCTAGATGCCCCAACAGATTGTTCAGCAAGGATGTCCGAAAGATTAAGGAAGCAGTCGATGCTGCAATGCATAGGTATGAACGTACAGTTACACCTGCTGAGATAGAGTCACTATTTATGGCTAACAATCCGACAATGACTACGGCACAGAAGCAGGCATACAGTGCTTTGTTTACACAGATAACGAGCAAGCCGCCACTAGGTAATGACATAGCACAGGAAGTATTGTCTAAATTATTCCAACAAGTAATAGGAGAAGACATTGCTAACCTTGGCTTTGACTATGTGAATGGTGACAAGACTAGCCTTGAACCACTACGAATACTATTAGAACAGTATGCCGATGACTTCACACCTAACTTAAATATAAAGTGGGAAGACACTAGCCTAGATACTATACTTGCTATGACAAATCTTGAGTCTCAGTGGACATTTAATCTGCCTACTCTTACACGTAAAATAGAAGGAGTTAACGCAGGCCACTTGATTGAGGTAGGTGCAAGACCTAACACAGGTAAAACATCTTTCCATGCATCTATAGTTGCAGGCCCAAATGGTTTTGCACGACAGGGTGCTAAGTGTATAGTGTTATGTAACGAAGAGGGATACCATCGGGTAGTACACAGATACATAACAGCGGCAACAGGAATGGACAAACATCAGATTGTAAAAAACAAAGAGAAGGCGATGGAAATATACGGAGAGGTAAGAGAAAAAATATTGTTTAAAGACTCTACCAATATGGACATGGCGTGGGTTGAAAGTATTTGTAAATCCTATAAGCCTGACATCGTAGTTTTAGACATGGGAGACAAGTTTGCAAAGACAGGGGGCTTTGCCCGAACAGATGAGGCACTCAAGGCTAATGCCATACATGCTAGGCAGATAGCCAAGCAACATGAGTGTGCAATATTCTACATGTCACAGTTATCTGCTGATGCAGAGAATAAGGTGGTACTCAATCAGGCCATGATGGAAGGCTCACGTACAGGTAAGGCGGCAGAAGCTGACCTGATGATACTGATTGCAAAGAACCCACCAGTAGAAGGGCAAGACGAAGAGGATACGATGCGTCACCTGAACTTAGTTAAGAATAAACTGTCAGGCTGGCATGGTATTGTCCATTGCGAATTAGAATACAAAACAGCGAGGTATGTAGTATGATTGAGATAAAGATAACAGATGAGATGATACAGTTAGCAAAGGATAAATCTATTGAGATGGGAAAACTAAACAACTCCATACTAAAAGGCAAAGGAAACATTGCAGGATTTATAGGAGAACAGATAGCTATACAAGCATTAAAAGGAGTATGGCAAAACACATACGACTATGACATTACAGTTGGTGATGTGAAGGTAGATGTAAAGACTAAGCAGACTACCGTCAAACCTTTACCACACTACGAGTGTAGCGTAGCTAACTATAATACAAAACAAAACTGTGATGCCTACGCTTTTGTTAGGGTACTAAAGGATCATTCAGTAGGTTGGTATTTGGGTTCATTGAACAAAAAAGAATACTATGACAAGGCTACTTATATAAAGAAGGGTGACTTTGACCCATCGAATAATTGGACAGCACACGCAGACTGTTACAACGTTAGGATAGATGAGCTAGAGAGGTACGTAGCATGACAACATTTAGATCAAGAGTACATTACATTAATAAAAAGGTATACGATTTATACGATAAGCCTAAAGAGGGTGACGTATACATAATAGTAAACAAAGCATGGGATGGTTGGGTCAAGATAGGCATGGCAGTTGATGCCGAAGACAGGCTTAATAGTTATCAGACATCCAGCCCACTCAGAGACTATGTACTATTACATAAAGTATTCTTCAGTGACAGGCGTACAGCAGAGGCAGAGGCACACCTTCTTGCTGACACTGTAGCAGAGGAACGTAGAGGAGAGTGGTTCAAGATGAGTTCCTATGATGCAGTAAAAGTTTTATCTAAGGTTGACAACCAACAGATAGACGTGGTAAAAAAGATAACAAAAGTGTTTAACCCCAAAGATAAACACGGATACTATAAGTAAAGAGGAACAACCAACATGATAACAATCCTAGACGTAGAGAACACAGTAGTTAAAAGGAATGGCAAGATGCACCTTGATCCATTCGAACCAGAGAATACACTTGTTATGGTGGGGATGCTAGATGGTACTGGGCTTGAGCAAATTGTAACGTTTGACCACACAGAGCATCCCCCCACAGAAAATGGTAGGGAGATAGTACAGAAGATGCTTGATCGTACTACTCGTCTGGTTGCTCACAATGCAGTACATGATTTGATGTGGCTGTGGGAGTCAGGCTTTACCTATGATGGCAGAGTGTTTGATACCATGCTAGGTGAGTATGTACTACAGCGTGGGCAGAAAGAACCACTGTCTCTTGAAGCATGTGCAGAAAGACACCAGCTACATACACAGAAGCAGGACACACTGAAAGAATACTTTAAGCAAGGTCTGAATGTATCAGAGATACCACACGATGAGTTGTCTGAGTATCTGTCTGCTGATCTGCATGCAACACAGCAGTTGTTCAGGCATCA